CTATGGATGTGGTCGTGGGTTTCAATTTTAAGTTTGATTTGCATTGGTTACGTAGTATTGGCTTCAATGACGATAAAGTCAGAGTTTGGGACTGTCAGTTGGCAGAACACGTCTATACAGGACAACGAGCACAATTTATTTCGCTAGACGAGTGTCTGGCCAAGTACAATCTTGAAACAAAACTAGACGTAGTAAAGGACTTATGGAATGCTGGTGTCCAAACTGATGAAATTGATGTTAACATACTTGAAGAGTACAACTGCTGGGACGTTCAGCAAACTCAAAAACTATTCCTGGTACAACAGGCGCTTCTAACTGATGCTCAAAAAAATCTGGTCTATCTTCTCGGAGAAGACCTTAAAACTTTGGCAGACATGGAATTTAATGGCCTTTTATTTGACGCCTGTGGCGCGGAGAAAGCACTTGGGGAATACAAGCAAGAAGTATCAGAAGTCGAGCAGCTTCTTACTAAACGACTTCCTGAAATTCAGTTTGGTTCTTTTAATTGGGATAGTGGCGACCATCTTTCTTGTTTTCTTTATGGTGGCATACTAAACTTTGACTATGCGACAAGCGAAGAAGCTACATACAAATCAGGAGCAAAGAAAGGTACTGTATACACAAAGAATTCATGGCACGTTGAATCTACTACCTTCCCTGGCTATTTTAAGCCTCTGGAAAATACAGAGGTTAAAAAGACGAAGGACAATCCTTGTGCAACAACGCGCTTCTACCAAGTCGATGGACCAACTATTTCCCAACTCAAAGGTGGTGGTAAAGAAGGTAAGGAAATTGTGGCCTTACTACAGGCTCGAAGCGAGAAACAAAAGCTGGTGGAAATGTTGGAATCCCTTTTTAAGCAGTTTCTAGACAAGAAATGGGAGAACAATGTGGTACATGGTACATACAATCAAAATATCGCCATTACGGGTCGTTTAAGCAGCTCTGCGCCCAATATGCAGAATAGTCCACCAGAGATAGATAAATTCTTTATATCTCGATATGCTAATTAACGTCGATGTAAAAGGTCTGGAGGTAGTTGTCGCCGCAGAACTGTCCGGTGACTTAGTTCTTAAACAAGAAATTATAGACAAGGTAGACATACATGCAAGAAACCAACAAACCTTCGGACTTGGAGAAGGAAAACCAGGACGACTGGTTGCCAAGGTTCTTAAATTCAGAATCATTTACGGAGGCACAGGATATTCTTTTGCCAAAGACTCAGATTTTACAGGAGTATCATCAAGCGTTAAATTCTGGGACTCAGTAATTGAAAAATACTACGCCAAGTACAGCGGCATTGCTAGATGGCACGCACAGCTCCTTGACACAGCTAAACGCCAAGGATTTATTGAAATACCTTCAGGACGTTTCTACACCTTTGAACCGACGTTCAAGCGGGGTGATTGGCAATGGCCGCTCACCACAATTAAAAACTATCCGGTACAGGGGTTTGGTGCAGACCTAGTAATGCTTGCCCGTATTGAAGCAGCTAGGCTAATCCGAGAGAGTGGATTGGAAGCAAAGATGGTGGGCACCATCCATGACAGCATAATTGTTGACACCCCTAGTGAAAACTGTTATACTATATGTTCACTACTACAACAAGCTGTTGAACGTGTACCAGAGCTGTGTAAACGCTCTTTTGGTTATGAGTTTAGCCTACCACTAACCTGTGAAATTCAAACAGGTATGAACAAAAAAGACATGACAGAATATGTCTTCCCTAAACAATAAAGGAAATAAGAATGAGTATTCGCATCAAGATTCAAGAAGTTAATATCGAAGAAGTTCGTAACGGTCGTAATAAATACGACAAGGCTGAAGTGGTCCACACGGCCAACGGTCAAAGCCGCACACAAAAGATTATGTCTTTTAGCAATCCTGCTGTGTTCAATGTTGTAAAAAACATGAAGCCTGGGGAAGAGTATGACATTACTGTCACTAAAAATGATGCTGGCTTCAACCAATGGGCTAAAGTAGATCGTGCGTCTAATGACGACTCAGCAGGTGCTCCAGTTGGTTCTACAAAGTCTGTTCCAGCACGTACAAATGTGAGTACGTATGAAACTGCCCAGGAACGAGCAATTAAACAACTGTATATTGTGCGTCAAAGTTCCATTGCTAATGCTATCTCTTACCACAAGGAAGACACTGCAACAGTAGAAGACATTCTAGCTACAGCACAACAGTTTGTGGACTTTGTGTTCAACCAACCCTCTAAGGAATTTGGTCAGGAATCACAAGACCTTCTTGATATGGGCAATGACATCTGAAAAACGTCATAGACGTTGGAGCGAGGCGACAGAAACGTCGCCCGCTTTTTTCCCTAAAGACAAATATGGCTTCACAGAATACTTAACCCGTGTTGGGGATTTTGTACGCACGCATCCAATGTCTTATGAAGACCGAATCAAGTTTAAAAAGGCAGCACACGACTGGGCCTGGCACAAGCGGTACAAGGTACGTGTCAATGCTTATCGAAAAGGTGATGACGTTTGGGAAATGGAATGTACATTGACAAGTAAGGTATTTGGGAGAGACTTCCTTTGATTTATTTAATTGATGCTGACATTGTAACGTTCCGTGGAGCCTTCAGTGCTGAAGATGAAGAAGAAGCATGGGTTGCCTGCTCCAGAGCAGAGGGAATTTTACATGACATTGCTCAAACGCTTGGACCCGCTACACAAGAACTATGGCTTAGTGGTTCTAATAACTTCAGGTATGACATCTTCCCTGAGTATAAAGCAAATCGAATTACCGCCAAACGTCCTCGATGGGAAAAAGAGGTTAGAGAACATCTAGTCAAAAACTGGGGTGCTCAACTTTCTGTAGGTGAGGCAGATGACATGCTGGGTATTAGGCAGACAGAGCTAGCAGGTGATAGCCTGATAGCAACCATAGATAAAGACCTAGATATGATTCCTGGTTGGCATTACAACTTTGTAAAGAAAGAGAAATACTTTGTCACACCTGAGCAAGCTATTAGGTTCTTTTATTATCAGTGCCTCGTTGGTGACACAGCCGATGGTGTTAAAGGGGTGCCTGGAATCGGGCCTAAAAAGGCCGAAGCAATTCTTTCATCATGTAATACGGAAGAGGAATATTACAATGCTGTTGTGAGTTGCTTCTCTTGTTATGAAGAATTTGAAATGACCGCGAAAGTTCTTTGGATTCATCGAGAGCTTAATGGTATTTGGAAGGACCAGTTTATTGGAAAAGAAGCCATGGACACCAGGACGTAAGAAGGCATTCATTGTTAGTGTGTTACGTTCTGGCTCCAGGCGCTGGCCTCCTAAATACGAAACACTAAATGAAGCTAAGACAGAGAAAAAAATAAACGTCCTTACCGGACGTTTGGCACAACATTTCAAGTGTAAAAAGTGCAAGAAAGACTTCTCTGCTAAAAATGTTCAGGTCGATCACATCAAGCCTATTGTTGATCCAGCCGTGGGCTTTGTAGATTGGAACACATTTGTAGACAACTTGTTCTGTGAGAAAGAGAACCTACAGGTACTCTGTATTGCTTGTCACGATAAAAAAACAAAGAAAGAAAAGAAAACAAAAACATGAAATTTGACATTCCAGTTAGGGCCGAAGACGGCACCATTAAATCTACTCTTACTGCTACAGATGAACAAATGCGCGTCATCTTGGAATTTGGCCTCAACTTCCTTGTGGCTACTGGCCTTGCCTCCGCTTATGGCGTGAAAGTACCAGATACAGACGAACTCCAGCAAACCCTTCCGTTTAATGACTAAGAAACACCTTATAATCCCCGATGTACAATTCAAACCAGGAAACGATACTGCCTTCCTTACGGCCATTGGCAACTACATCGTGGATAAAAAGCCTGATGTGGTCGTGTGCATTGGGGACTTTGCGGATATGCCTAGCCTTTCTTCTTACGACGTGGGCAAGAAGTCTTTTGAAGGACGACGGTACAAAGCTGACATCGAGGCGGTACATGAAGGCATGGCAGCATTGTTGGCACCACTCGAAACGTACAACAAACGCCGCGCTTCAAGTAAGCATGGAAAATATGTACCCCGACTTATACTCACCATGGGAAACCACGAACACCGAATCGACCGCGTGGTCGAAAGTGATCCAAAGCTTGATGGCACAATCTCAACCCAAGACCTGAAGTATGAGGAATTTGGTTGGGAAGTGGTTCCATTTCTTCAGCCAATTGTGGTGGATGGTGTTGCTTACTGCCATTACTTTACCAGTGGTGTTCTTGGTCGGCCAGTGGCTAGTGCTCGTGCTCTTGTTCAAAAGAAACATATGAGTTGTACCATGGGCCATGTACAGAATTGGGATATGCATCGTGAGGTTGCTGCTGATGGTAGGCCAGTGTTGGGACTCTTCTCAGGTTCTTGTTATGAGCATGATGAAGACTACTTGGGGCCACAGGGCAACACGTATGATCGGGGAATTTGGATGAAACACGAAGTACACCAGGGCCACTACCACCCTATGTTTGTAAGCTTAAATTACATTAAGAGGAACTATCTGTGAGTGCCAATGACATTCAACACGGAGGAACCCATTATAAACAATTTAAAGGGTTTGAGCCATGGGATGTTATCACTGCATGGGACTTAGGTTATTTAGAGGGCACTGCCCTCAAGTACATTGCACGGTGGAAGCATAAGAATGGGGTGGAAGACTTGAAGAAGGCTGTCCACTTCCTACAAAAAAAAATTGAGGTTGAAGAAAATGAGCAAAAACGACTTACTTGAGGAGCTACGTAAGACCGACGAAATTTCTCTGTTAGAAGTGTTAGAGATTACTAGTGAGGACTTGCTAGATCGGTTTATGGATCGGGTTGAAGACAACATGGACAAGCTTTATCAATTAGTTGGCTAATGACAAAGACACATCGACGTAAGACGGAACCTGATGACTATCTCTCAAAAAATCAGGGACATGCTATCAAATATCGCAAGCGTCTTCAAGAAGACATTGAGACTACAGAAGAATTAAAAGACTTTATAAAGGAAGAAGATTGTCGTGAAGATCACTCCACAATACCTCGCGGGATTCTTTGACGGAGAGGGTACTTTTTATATCGGTAAACAAATTAAAAATGGAAAAGAATACCCTCATGCTACGATTATGTTATCTCAGTCTGGGGAAGATGGTTTAGAGCTTCTCAAACACATCCAAACCGGATATGGTGGGAGTATTTACCAACATCTTAAACCAGGTGAACATAAAGCCACTAAAGCAGCTTATAAGCTCTATTGGAACAAAGTAGAAGGTATTAAACTAATTAATTCAATCAGTGACCACTTGATTTTAAAACAATCAGTTGCATTGGAAGTTTTGGCATATTTACAAAGGAAATAAATGCAACGACAATATTTTAAAACAACATTTGCTGAGAACATCTTTCGTCAGAAGTACGCCCAAGGTCCAAACGATGATTGGGGTGCTTGTGCTGAACGCATTGTGGATGATGTGTGTGGTACACATCAAGGCACAGAACAGCCAATTATGTCAAAAGAAGATCGTGCCGAACTTGTGGAGCATATCAAGACATTCCGGTTTGTTCCAGGTGGGAGATATATTTACTATGCAGGAAGGCCATACCATGCTTGGAATAATTGCTATCTCCTCCGAGCAGAGGAAGACACCCGAGAAGAATGGAGTAACGTAACATGGCGTGCAATGTCTTGTTTAATGACTGGGGGCGGAATTGGAATTGACTACTCGCGGCTCCGTGCATCTGGCAAGCCACTATCTCGAACAGGCGGAGTCGCTAGTGGCCCAATCCCGCTCATGTTTGCAATCAATGAAATTGGACGAAACGTTATGCAGGGCGGAAGCCGACGATCTGCTATTTATGCAAGCCTTAATTGGAAGCATGAAGACATCCCTCTCTTCCTTGGAGCAAAAAATTGGAGCAGCGATCTCCGCGCCCTAAAAGAAAAAGACTTTAATGCTGCTGCACCGTTAGACATGACAAATATCTCAGTAAACTATGACGACGCAGCGATGAGTTTTGGTTTGCAACACAACAGTGTGTTTCTACAGAATGTCCGGCAGGCAATGGAGACAGGTGAACCTGGTTTTTCGTTCAATTTTGGAAGTAAACAAAATGAGACACTGCGTAATGCTTGTACTGAAGTCACCAGTGAGGATGATTCTGATGTTTGTAATCTTGGTTCTATTAACCTTGGTAACATTCGGAGCCTGGAAGAGTTCAAATCCATTGTTAATCTCGCTAGTAGGTTTTTGGTATGCGGCACTCTTCGTGCGGATTTACCATATGATAAAGTTTATAAAGTCCGAGAAAAGAATCGTAGACTGGGTTTAGGCTTGATGGGTATTCACGAATGGCTCCTCCAACGAAAACAACCTTACGAAGTAACAAAGGAACTACATGATTGGCTCAAAGTATACAGGGACGAATCCAAACGAGCAGCAGACGAGCATTGTGACAGGTTTTATATCAGCCGTCCGGTCGCTTACCGAGCAATTGCCCCAACAGGCACAATTGGTATCCTTGCGTCAACTACAACGGGAATTGAGCCTCTATTTGCAGTGGCATACAAAAGGCGTTACCTTACAAACGGAACACAATGGAAGTATGAGTATGTCGTCGATGCCACAGCAGAACGAATCATCCAGGACACGGGAGTCAATCCATCAACAATAGATACAGCCTACGGACTGAGTAGCAATTATGAACAACGAATCAAATTCCAAGCAGACATTCAAGATTACGTTGACATGTCGATCTCCTCTACCATCAACCTCCCCTCTTGGGGTTCCAAAGGAAACATGGAAAGCGATGTCCCTGGATTCGCAGCAACGCTTGCTAAGTACGCTCCTAGGCTCAGAGGTTTTACTTGTTACCCAGATGGAAGTCGGGGAGGTCAACCCATCACTGAAGTCCCCTACGAAGACGCCATCAAGCACAAAGGAATTGTCTACACCGAACATGACGTGTGCGACATTACGGGCCATGGAGGTAGCTGCGGAGTCTAACTATTTCTTGTCAGATTCTAAAGGAAACTTTTACACTTGACTACTATTGCCGCCTCAACAGTCTATAATTCAATTGCATGTGATTTACAATTTACATATGGTGGACATACCAAATTCAAAGGAAGCACGAAAGTGCTCACCCTAGAAAACAAACTAATCCAGGATATGTTTGGTGTAAATAAAGCACACATTGGGTTTAGCGGTAATGCAGATGCATGGGGACAAATTGTAAGTTGGTTTTCTTTAGGTGGGGAGGGTAAGCCTCCTCCCTGTAAGAAAATTGAATTCCTCATGTTGACAGACAAGAAACAAATATTCCATGCTACCAACTTGCAGAACTGGATGCTTATTCCAGAAAAGCATTTCTCGATTGGTAGTGGTTGTAATTTTGCTATGGGAGCTATGACAGCAGGGTTCACCCCAATTGAAGCTGTTAAGACAGCCTCCAAGCACGATGTAATGACTGGTATGGGGTTTAAACAATATTCGTTCGACTAATATCGAACTCATGAAAAAGGGGCCTTTCGGCCCCTTTTCTTTTATGTGTTGAACATGCTTTGTTCTATTCGCCTTCGAGCGACAAGCCCTTTGATTTCCTTACCGTTATCAAACACCCATCTAGGGAATTCGTTCCCTGCTCCAACATAGTCTTTGTTGTTGAGCTTGCGTAACATCGTAGACTTACGAAACGCACTTTCCCCCACGTTATACACAAACGAAACTAGAGAGTCAAACATAGTCTGTTTGAGAGGAACACGGACAAGCTGATTAACAGCAGTTTGAGCCCAGGCTAAATCAGCCTGTAATGCTAACTCAGCCTCTGGCTCAGTAATAGTCATTCCTTGTTCAACTGGTTTGTCTTTCCAACGAATCGTTCCGTAGCCAATAGTCCACACACCACCCGTGTCAAGATAGGCATCCTTGCGAAAGCCTTCAAAGGTTTTAAGAGTATTAATTCCATTAAAACTAATTTGCATATTGTCTTCCCATCTTCATCTTTTGTACAATTGCTTGGATTTCTCTAAGCTTGTCTGCTTTGATAAGTTCACGAACATCTGGAGTAAGCGAACGCTTCTGAATACGAGTATCAAACTCTCGCATCAATTCATCGGGTTCCCCACCAGCTTCTAAGAATGTAATTACATCCCCTGCGGTGTCTTGCTGCTTCATGGCATTAAAGAAAAACTCCTTTACTGCACGGTTACGAACATCTACCATACGCTTCTCGTCTTGACGTGAACGATAGTCAATGTCCCTAGCCTTGGATTCATCTAAAGACATTAATCCCAGTTTACGGCGAGATTGGTCTGCTTCGTTACGGGCATAGATTGTCTCTTGTCCACGAATGTCACTAGGACGCAACACACTTCTCTTACTATTCATATCACCAGCAGTGAATTCATCACCGTAAGACTCCTGGAGTCCCTTAGTTAGAGGAAGTCCCATAGTGTGGGCACTTTGCTGGAGCTGGGTGTAGTCAGGCTTAGTGAGCAGTCCCCAAGTAGAAGAAACAGCCTCACCCACTACCTGTGCAGAAGGAACCAGTCCACCTAATGGGTCTTGGAGGTTTACCGCCTCGTTACCAAAGCGACTAGCTAGCTGTGTATTGCTTGCTGTCGAGAGAACCCCATACGTTGCCCAATCAGGAAGATGTTCCAGGGCCGATTGCTTCACACCCTTGTCTTTTAGGTAGATGGCGAGGTCTTTACTACCAAACTTAGCGTTCAAGTCTTTCAGAAGTTCAAAGCCAGTGTCTAGTTCATGTACACCAGGGAGACTAAGACCACCACCCAGCAGCATGGTTGCACCAAGAGCCATAATGAGTGGTTTGGTATTCCCTGTGTTATGGGCATGTTTT